ATTAGGTAAAACCATACCACAACCCCTTGCTACAGCAGTGCCTTTTATTGGCTTACCTCTAAACTTTCTTTTTGAAGTTGTAACTTCGCCACCATCATTCATGTTTTTGACCGTTGCTTTTTTTGTGTTTTTAACGACGGTCTTCCCCTTCGACCCTTCCCTTTTTTTCTTTCGGGCTGTTTTTGCTCTTTCTGCTTTTGAGAGCGATTTGGCTTTAGCCATTGGAAGACACCTGTCAGGACGTTTTTTATTTTTTGAAGTACCGCACTCACCTTTAATTTCACCATCTGTTCCTATCCTCACCCATTTTTGTTTTAACCATTTTTTTAACTCACCCATTATTTTTTCCTTCGGCTCTTCAAAACACCTTTTAAAGTTTTTGCTTGAGCAGCGTGTGTTTTAGATGCTTTGCTTAAACCCTTTATAACTTTTTTAAGTTTTCTCTTATTTTTTTGAGTTTGCATTATGCTTTTCTACCTTTTCTTTTGCCACCCTTAGATTTCTTAGCATAGTTCGGATCTTTACAATATTTTGAAGCAGCCAAGTTTGCATACGCTGATGGGTATGTATCAAAAGTTCTTTCTGCCCACGCTTTACCTTCAGGACAAATTTTACTACCCTTACTCTTTGCAGAGGCCTTACCTCCTCTTTTAAAATAAACTAAGTTTTTCTGACCTTTTTTCTTACTTGGTGGTTTTGAAATTTGCATGGGTATTTGACTCCTCGTTATTGCCATAATGAGCACTCCTCTTTATAAAATCCTCCCATAAAGGTTTTAACATACTATGATTTTCTTCTACCTTAAACGCCATAACTTCTGTTCTTTTATCAACACTAATTAAAGTTGTGGCAATCCAAGCCATCACTCCAAACCCAAAGGCAACTGTTAAACCTGTGAAAATTTCTCTCGACATTAACATTTCCACCTTTTTCTAGCTTGACGCAAACGACTATTTGGATCTTTAGCCGCCTTAGGAAACTTTTTCATCTGACCAGCTGATCGTGCACAAAAAGACTTCCTTCTCTTTGCATCTTTACTACCAGGTTTGACTTTACCAGTAACAGCTGTTTTTAATTTACTACCAGGATTGTCTCTTCTGTATTTCGCAACACCGGCTTTTGTCATTCCTGCTCCACTTTTGGTAGAGCGAAAGTATTTTTTAGTCTTAGGGGGTTGTTTATCCCGTTTACGACTAGCCATAGTTCTTACGCATAGACAATATAATGGTGTAAGTATCTGCACTAGAATGTCCTACAGTTGTAAACTGAACGTCTCCAGTTACACCACTACCTGCATTATTCGTTAAACCACCAAAACTTCTGTAATCATGATGTCCACTTTGATTTTCACCAAGTTGAATAGCTAAAACGTCAGAGGTAGCATCAAAGAAAATACTTACTTTCATTCCAAGACACTGCCACCAAATTTGTTCAATAGAAACCCCAGTGCAAGTGGCACCATCTGTTCCTGCACTTAACGCACTAACATCAACTTTAGTAACAGCACTTTCTCCCGTGCCATCACTAATGTTTGTAAACTTCATCACAGCCGTTTTAGGACCGTCTAGAATTGTTTGACTTGCAACTGTATCAGCCATATTAATCTCCTATATAAATGGAGGGGCAAAACCCCTCCTGTTAATATTAGCCATTTGCATAATCAAAAGCTGCACCGTGCACTTTAATAACAATCTTACCTGCCGTATACGCTGCTTCAGTAGCGTCTCCAGAAGTTAGATAGAGATACTTTTTGCTTAGTGCTGCTAAAGTAGATCCTGCGTCCATTTCATTATGAAGACCTAATGTTAAGTCACCATTGTTAAACAGAACTGTACCACTTGTTACAGCAGCATTTTCAGCATCTGTTGCAGTTGCGGAACAAACTAAGTTGATATCTGGATCACCGCCAGTTGGAACCTCCAAACATATAAACTCTAATTTATATGGAATGCCATTCACAGCACTTGTAAGCTCTGCAATATAAGCGTTTGCAGCACCTCCATCCGTACCAATAACATCGTCTGCTGTACCACCAGAAGCTAGACCACCATGCAAATCAATTAAAATAGTCGTGACAATATCACCACCTACTTTATTTACAAAAGTATTAATTGCCGCATTAGCAATACCAGAGCCATGTGCATTTGGAGTTACATTAAATATTGTAGCAGCAGTGCCAAGACTCGCATTATTGGCTCCTGTAGATGTTCCTGCGGCAACAATGTTATCTCTTCCAGAGGTTGCTACTTTTTGAACCTCTAAAACACCGCCACTTGAAGCTACGATATGATCAGTAAAAACACCTGTAGTTGCGTTTTTAGCAACGGTTTTAAGACCGTCTTCAGACCGAACTGGTCCTGAAAAAGTTGAAGTACCCATAAAATCCTCCTTGTCTAGATTAATGTCAGTTACATTTGGCAACTGTCAAGGGAATAACCTCTTATACAACAGATTGAAACAAAAAGAAAGGGGCGAATAAATCGCCCCTTAAAGTTTTGGGAGGCAGAAAACTAAGCCCCTGGAGATCCAAACACACACCGAGGATCTGAGAAACCAAAAGAATATCTTTCTCTCGCTTTAAATCTCATGTTACCGGTGTCAAAATCGGCTTCCATATTGGTTGAAAGAGGTGTTCTTTCAAAATGAAGAAGACCACGAGGAGCATCAGTTAAGATAAAAAATGCGTCCGTATCTGTTAAAAAGTCATTAACAGCATATCCATCTGGTAACATACCCATGGATCGAACCGCATTTGTATCATTATCCGATGTGCCTGTTCGTAGATTTGAGGCCATGAGACGTTCGGCAACAAATTGCAACTGTCGTGGAATAATTAATTTCATTCCTCGAAGAGCAACTTTCAGCCCTCGCTCATCAACAAATCCAGCGATACTAATTAAAGAATCTTCAAGAGAAGTTTCATTAAGATCAGCAGGAGTTGATGGTTCGTTAGCAAACGTACTTCCATTTGTTAATGGATGATTTGTTGCCAACAACGCCACTCCGTCTCCACCTGCAAAAGCTCCAGCTGAAAATCCGTTATTTAATACGGAAGCAGCTTTAACCTGCTTAGTGTGCGCCATTGAACGAGCCAATGCTTTCGTATAACGAGAAGACAATCGATCATAAAGATTATCCTCAACAGCCTCTTCCGTAATGGAAAATGCAAGAGCAATAGTCTCATGATTATATCTTGCCGTATACGCTTCTTGTGCATCGTCAAAGTTAATTGCAGAACCTTCCGATTTAGTCGGTGCAGCCCCAAAACCACTCAACATAACCTCTTCTTCAAATGCACGATCTGAAGCTTCAGTTGTAAAAATCTCTGAGTGTTGATTCTCATACCTGGTGTATTCCATGCCAAACAAGGCATTGAGACCAGGCTCTAGCTCTTTCGCTAGTTGTGCTCTAGATATAGCCATTCCTTAATCTCCTATACACCTGTCGTAGAAACAGTACCTTGAGCAATACCACCGTTAGGAGCATTGTAATGGTTGTTTATACGAACAATTAAAGGGATACCAGCAACACTAAAATCTGAGTTTTCTGGGTCATCTTGAATACCCATAATTCTCAAAGCATGTGTGTTGGTAGTTGCAACAGTATTTAAATCTGCTGTTGCAGATGAAAGACCAGTTGTAGTGGACCCACTATTTCCGGTTGCTAACTGTATGTTAGAAAACACAGCTGTCCGAAGTTCGGCTTCTGTGTCGTTGCCTGTTTGCACGTTAGATGTTGCAATCGTAAATAACTGCATTGGATCATCATACAAAAATGCTTTAACTGGAAAGTCAGAATCTGCACCAGAACCGGGCCAATAGTTTGAAAACACTTTTTCACCAGTTGTTGACGAAACGTACTCACAACCATTAAAAACTCCAACAATAGAAACAGTTCCACCAGCAGCTGCTTGTAGATCATCTATAACGCCAGCAGCTAAAGGTATAACTGCCATGCCCTTATAAATAGGATTAGAGTTGTCTGAGGCTATGCGATATTCGGTCAATCCGGTGGAGTTGGTAGACTGTCCAAGCCTCCCCATCGGTCTGAGACCGAAAGCTCCGTTAGAATTTGCCATTGATATAGCTCCTTAATCAAAATTTTCATTTATTTGGAGTCGTTTTTATCTCGACCACCAAAACTTACACGACTTTGCCGACTATTAGATATCGGCATTGAAGGATGTTGCTCCTTCATTAAGTCCTGATCCACAGCTGTCATTTGATCACGGGTGCGGTCCCGATAGTACGCATTTCTCTCTTCTACTGTCTCTTCAGGTATTCTGGCAAGCATAAGCCCACCATTTCCAATAGTCCCTGCATGCTTTCCTTCGTCTATTGTAGCATAGTCTGAACCAGGATACTCATCGGCTCGAACAGGTTCCCAACCTTCACGCAATCTTGTGTGAACATTCATGGAATCGTCCTCTCCTCTAAGCTCTGTCCTAATCCATCGATGCGAATAGCCCTCAGGAGGCTTTGGGGCATCTAATCTGCTTGGGGGTGCCCAAGGCTTTCTCCGTGTTGATTTTTCACGAGTTTGTGTTGACCGATCTATTCTATTTGTCACTTTCTTCTCCTCAATCTTTGACATACTTGGCATACTCCTCTAAGGGAACACCAAGTTTCTTAGCTATCGCAATTTGCGAAGGGGACAACTTGACGGTCCTACGCCCAGACTTTGAATTTCGGGATGCTGAAGTGTCTGCTGAGGCGACTTTAACACTTCCCCCGTTTTTTCGAGACGCAGAAGAAAAACGTTGTGGAAACTCTTCTCTCATACGTCTGTCAATCTCACTATAATACTCATCGGCCTTTGGGTCAAACCCTTCTTCTTCAACTAATTGTCGATGAATCGTAAATGCCGCTTGAGTCATTATCTCATTTTCACCAAACCAAGTGTTTTTTTCTGCCCAAGACGAGGCTTTTGGGTCAGGATCAACGGCAGGTTGCTGTTGTGGCTGTTGCTGTTGCGTAGATGCAACAGGTTCAGATTTTATTTCTTTTGCCCTGTCATTTCTATCTTTTGCTACTCTGTAACGCTCTTGTTCAATAGCTATTTTAGATAATGTTTCTTGAGCATTAAAGAGTTTATCAGCGTCACCAGCGTCATGAGCTTCTTTATAAAGTTGCTTTGCTGCTGCAAGTTGAGACTCTATACGAGTTCCGTATTCACTCAAATAACCTTGATCTAACCCTTGAATGCGTTGTTTAAGCTTCTCATTCTCCTCTTTAACTTGTTGAGCATATCGAATGGCCTCTTGGCTTTTTTGTATCTCATCCTTGTTCTTATCCGTAAGAGCTTTAATCCTTTTTTGAACACGTTTGCTATAGTCACTAAGCTCATCTTCATTTTCTTTAGAGGGTTTCTCTTCTGAAACCACCACTTCAGACGCAGAGGAATCATTATTTTGTTGACTCTCCACAGTAATTTCAACTCCTTCAGACTCCTTGGTCTCCTCTTCAACAGTTTCTTTAACATCTTCTTTTTGTTCTACATCTACCATTTTTTATACCTCACACATGTTTAACATCATCAGGCTCAAGAATTTTAGCAATAACTTCATCATCATTAATGATGCGAACTTCACCGCCCTCTATCTTAAATCTAGAACCTGCGTAACGACCAATGCACACCCATTCTCCCTCCTTGCACCAAGGAGTAGAGTTCTCCCCAAATTTACCGGGGTCTTTGTAAGCAAGTGGTCCTACTTTTAAAACATAAGCAACAACAGTTGCTAATGCTTCTCGTTCTCGTATGTGATCTGGTATTAATAAGCCACCGTCAGTTGTTGCTTTACCTTGGTAGGGCATAACTAACACTCTCCAACCTGTAGGTTGTGGTAGTCTCTCTACAAGTGGTTTTTCTATTAATGTGGGATCTAATATTTTACTAGTTGGTTCGACATATGCGCTGTCAACGTTTACAGAAGTAGAAGCTTTAGCAGCTTTCTCCATTTTAACTTTTTGCGCAACGTGGTCAGGAACGTATAAGGTCTTCGACATCGTTTGCGTTTCTTTCTAACAAGGACTTAATTTCATCCTTAGCAAAGGAGAGTCCTTGTGCCTCCCCTACCAGATGCCGGTACTGCTCGTGATCTTTTACAGCACCTGTTATTAACAACATGGAAATATCATTCTCCCGTTGTTCTATCTTCTTATACACATGTTTTGCAAAGTCTACAACATCCATTTTACAGTTTTTTGTAGTATCCTAAAATTATTTAATATACTCCGCTAAATTTACGACCCTTTATCGCACTTCTAGCCCCTCTCATTTCATTAGAAACAGAGACTTCTTTTCCATCTTTAAAACCAGGAACACCACGACCTTTTAAAATGTCTTTTTGCGTTACCTTACCATCACCAGTAAGATCAGGAAAACCACCATCTTTGAATTTTTGAATATTATTATCATCAGAATCTAATGGCTCCATTGTAGAAAGTATGGACTCTAGCTCTTGAACCTTGTCCGTATCTCCTTCAGATCTAGCTTTCTCTAACATCTCCATTACATATTTATAGTCCATTTATTTCTCCTCAAGAAAAGTTTTTACTTCTTTGACAAGATCGCTTTTACTCTTTCGTCTGTCAAGTTCAATTCCATGTGTTCGCATCATAGCCTCAAGTTCTAACTTTGTCATGTTTTCAATAACAGAAGTTTCTTTTGTTGGCTTTGATTTTGGTTTAGAACCGCCATTCATAAGAGCTAGAGCTTCTGATTCACTAAGTTCTTTATCAGAAACAAGACTTCCTCCGTTCATCTCTCTCACATGATAAAGAGAGTTTCCCTTTGCGTCTGTTCCAACCTCTACCATTTTATATTCACTCATTTCGTTAATCCTTTCTGTTTCTCATAGGTTCTAAGGCCGCCAATTCCCAACATTCCACCCAAGACTGTTAAGAGCGTGTTCATTTGAAATTCTGGTAAATCCGGTATTGTTACTCCAGCAACAGCAACTACAAAAATAATAACTGGCTGAACAACAAAATGATAGCAAAAAGCAACCCCACAGACCCAACCAATGAAAGGCCTCCAACCACCTTTAAAAAGGCTTCCTGAAGCAGCCTCTGCTTTATTAACTTCGATTTGTGCCAGTTGTTGTTCATGAGATAATTTATCAGCCATAGTCGCTAACTCATGGGCCAATTTAGCTTTTTGGTCTTTATCCTCAATAACCTTATCTAATATGCCTGTAACTGGACCTATGAGACTATTTAGCAGACTCATTTGAAACCTCCTTTGGTGAAGCAGCAATAGTGAAGTTTACGCTAAAAGAACGTCTTTCGCCAGAAGTTTTAAAAGGATATACGCAATGATGCAGGTGTGCAGGAAAAACAATAAAGTGTCCTACCTTTGGTTTCATTAAAAAGTTAGAACCCTCATGGTTTGCAGCTTGTCCATGAACAAATTGGATATGACCGTGACTTGGGTGATGATCTTTATCATCATCTTCCCATTCCTTTTCAATACCGTCAGGTAGAGATAAATATCCAACACAAGACAACATAGATCCTTGATGCGTATGAATAGGGTTATATTCATTTTCAAACTGACGAACAAACCATCCGCTTGATATTTCAAGTCTATAATCAAGCGTATCAGGCGTTATATTTCGAGTACCCATAGACGTGTAAAGTTCTGCATGACTCTGGTATCTCATCAAAAA